CCATGTGACCGTGACGCCCGAGACTCGCGTAGCCATGACGGGCCTCCGTCACGGTCATCGAGCCACGGTGATCGTGGCCTGGCCCCGGATCGCGTCGTTGGTCGCGAGCGTCAGCGTCGAGCTCGCCACGGTGGCGGCCTTGCCGTTGATCAGCGTCGTGCCGCCGGTGGTGATGGTGATGGTGCCCGTCGCAGCGTCGAGGATGATGGTCTTGCCCAAGTAATCGAACGTCACCGAGCGGCCAGTGCCGCCGTCGTCGGCCGGCACCACGAGCGGGCGATTCATCGTCGCCAGCGACTCGCCGGTCGTCTGGCCGAGATGCCCGATCTGGATCGTCGCGTCCTCACCCTCGCCGGGGTTCGTGTTCGAGATCACGATGTTGGTCACGGTGTAGACCGTGCCGAACAGATTCAGCACCGTGCCGGCACCATCGTGCGGAGTGGACTGCGACATGAATCAGGTCTCCTGCCAGAGGATCGTATAGGTCTGCGTGACCGAGTAAACCGGCGGCAGGTCGCCGCCGGCTAGCTGGACGAATCCGTCCTGCTCGCCCTGCAGCGCGACGTGCCGTACCGATACTGATGATGCCATACCGCTACCCCAGCCATCCAGTTTTTTCCTGCAAGAATCCGCCAGTTCCCGGACCGCTTCGTACGTCTCGGCGTAGAGCTCCAGAGCCCACGTGACGACCGGCAGGCCGCCACGGGTATTGCCCAGCGTCGTCTCGCGGGTGACCGCCTGCCGACGCCACGTCGCCAGCGGCAGAGCCGCAGACGCCGGTGCAATCACCGGGTAGATCCGACCGCCGAGGATCGCGGCCACGGCTGGGTCGGCAGCCAGGGCATCGGCAACGGCTTTTTCTGGGCAGGTGAAGGCCATCACAGGGTTCCCCGAGCAGACCTGAACAGCGTGTCGAGAGCTTGCTCTAGCGAGATCCGTAGCTCACGCTGCAGGATTTCTGCGACGGTAGACGAGGTTTCGGCCCACGTCGTCTTTAGCGGAGGCTGGCCGGACTTCCCTCCCGCCCTCATGCCCTTGATCGTGATTTCCTTGGCCGACCGCTTGAAGAACGCCCGTGGCGAAGCCGGGTCGGTCTGCACCTCCTGTTTGCTGCCGCCACGTCGCGGGCGTTGCGTCGGCCGCAGCTTGAACGGACCTTGCTCGTTGTAGCTCGACGCGTAGTAGGCGTTCTGTCCGCTGACCGGATGAGCCCTCACCGTCGTGACGCTGCCGCTGCGATTGCGTCTGGTGTGCGACTTTCGCACGAACGGCGTGTTTGACAGCTTGCTGATCACGCTGTCGTCGGTGCCTTCCTCGAGCCAGTACTGGTGGTAGGCGAGATCCTTGCCTCGACGCCGCTTGCCGCCCTGTGCCGACCGCGACTTTTCCTTGTCGGCCCGGGTGTATCCGAGCAGTCCGGCGGCGTTGCCGTCGCGCCTGTACGACACAATTTTCACCGTCGCCGCTCGCTTGAGATTTCCCGTCGGGCCGAGCGGCGTATTTGCCTTGAGCCGCACAAGCGCAGGAGCCAAAGCCTTCTTCATCGCATCGGCGACGATCTTCGCCTTTTGCTCAGGCTTGAAGATGAGCCCCAGTTCTTTTTGGAGCTCCTCCAGGCCGGCGATCTCGGCGGTGATGCGAATGCCGGCGACCGCCATCAGTTCACCTCCTCCACGCACAGGAGCTCATGCTCGGTGCGGTTCCCGTGCTCCAGGAGCGACGTGATCTGCAGGATCCGCCCACGCCACGAAAGCCGCATGAACTGCGTCAAGCCGGCGTAGTACCGCATCCGCACGCGATGCGTGATCTCGGTTCGCTGCTGTCCCGACTGCAGCACCTCGCGGCTGGACAATCCGTCCACGCTGGCCCACGCCTCGCCGAACGTGCTCCATGTCTGCACGACCTCGCCTATCGAGTTGCGAGCCTCGGTCGCACTCTGGATCGTGACTCGCTCGCGAAGCCGGCCCGGGTCAAGTGCCATACAGCACCAGCGTGTAGCTCGACGTGCCGCTCGCGGCATCCACCGCGATCGTCACCGCAGTCTCGGTCGATCCGACCTCAGACACCGCCGCCTGGCTGGCCCTGGAGAGCGCCGCCGGCTTGCCCGTCGTGACGCCCGTGCATCGCACCAGCGTCGTCGAACCCGCGGAGAACACCAACCGCGAGACGTTCGCGAACGTCACCGCCGCGCCAGCCGCCGACGTGTAGCCGGGCGAGGCGAATGTGACCGTCACCGCCGACGTGCCCACCGTGCCGCTGACGACAGCGACCTTGCCAGAGTCGTACTCCGTCGATGTCTGGAGCGTCACAATTTTCGTGGACAAGACCGCCGTCGCGGTCGCGCTGTCGGTGAACTGCGAATCGACGATGATGCGGCCGGTCATGTGTAGCTCCCCCACTTGCAGGCATCGAGCAGGTGCTTGACGCCGAACGGCATCTCGGAGAGCGACACCGAATCGGCCGCCATGCGGCGCTCGTACCACTGGCCGACGAGCATGAGGATTGCGGCTTTCACGCGGGGCGACACCTTGCTGCCGTCGTCTCCGCGACCGCCCCACCACGTGACCGTAACGCTGCCGTAGTCGAGCAGGTGGCTCGGCCACGATCCCGAATACAGCGTCCGCAGCGTGCCTGGCTTGCTGTCCCGATCGACGCGGTACTCGGCCGTCGAGAGCGTCGCCGTGTTGCCCGCTTCGCTCGCGGTGTAGACGATCGACACCGCCGTCCGGCCGGCGGTCTGCGACATCGGCGGCCGCGGTAGCTCGATCACCGCCGGGAACGCATCGAGCCGCATGACGTACTGCGTGTCCACGAGCGTCTCGTCCATGTAGGTCTCGCAGTACTCGCGAGCCGCCGAGATCAGAGCAGCGATGTACGCATCGTCGGTGTTCGAATCGACCCGGCAGTGGGCCTTGGCGTCGGCGACGCTCACCGGCTCGACGACCGGCTGCGTCTGCACCTTGAGGCTGCGGTATCTTTTGCCGTCATTCATGCCGTCGCCCCCTGCGTCGTGGCGTCACGTCTGCCCGCTCCGCGACCGGCTCCACCGCTGCCGTCTCGATCAGCGGCTGCTGCGTCTCCCGCGTGGCGTAGCCCCACGCCAAGAGCCGCGCGGCGAATCCCTCGTCAACCTCGACGACCTCGCCGATTCTGTAAGCCTGGTACGCCCTTAGCATCCGCACCCGTATTGTCGTCATTCTCCCATCCTCCATGCAGTTTCCGGTGATTTCTTCGTCCGCTGCCAAGCGGTCGTATGTTGAAACACCGGCCCGGAAAAGTCTTTCGCCGGCCACGAGATCACGTACTCGCCGTGGCCAATCACGACGCGGGGCGTGATGTAAAGACGGTTGCCGCTCGCCTTGAACTGCCGCCAGAACCATAAGTCGTCATCAATCCGCCCGTCGCCCCAGCTGCCGTTGGCGTCGGGCCTGGAATGAAACCACGGCTTGAGCGTTCGCTTCAACGCCCGCGTCGAAATGATCGTGCATCCGAAATGGGCCGTATCCACCTGCTGCACGGCCTCGGCGAACCACGCCAGCGGCAACTCGGTTTTGCCGTCCGCCGGCGGGTTGTCCATCGTGTCGAGGAGCGTGAGCATTGGTCGCCCGTCCTCGCGTTTCGCCTGAATCGGCGCGAGCGCGTCGCACTGACACGTCATCGCGAGGGCGAAGAGTCGCTCGATGTCGGAGCGGGTACAGAACGTGTCGTAGTCGAGCGTGATGATGTACTCGGTCGTCGGCGCGAACTCCTCGAGCATCCGCGTCAGCACCTGGCTCCAGAATGCACCCTGGCCGAGCGTCGGGCGGATATGCAGCGGCATCAGCGACTCGATGAACGAAAACACGTTCGTGAGCGGCCCGAACCGCGGAGCCGACAGCACCGCCTCGGCACGAACCTCGACCGACGTATCGCCGACTTGAATGATCACACGCACGCCTCCAAAGCAAACGGCGGGCGGCTCGTCGCCACCCGCCGTCCACTGTGCCGCATGTGTCAAGTCGGATCAGCCGCTGACCGCAACCGTGACGTTCTTCTGCGAGGCCGAGACCGGGCCGTCGGTGCCCTTGCTCAGACGAGCCACCGTCACGATGCCGACCGCCGAGACGGGCGTGGCGGCGATCGTGAGGTATCGCTTGTGGCCGCGGAGATCGATGTCGAATCGGCAGGCGTAGCCCACGCTCGAAGTCGCGGTGACCGCTGCGCCGACGGTGAAGTCCGTGCCGCCGACGAACCCGCTGATGTCGGTCTGGCCGCTGCCGCTGACATTGCTCTCCTGGAGCTTCAGCACCGTCGCGGCCGTCGTGCCACCAGCCGCGGCAGTGAACGGCGAGAACAGGATGTCGATCGACGCGTGCGCGTAGCCGAGCGTGTCGATCTCGTGCGAGTGCGTCTCGTTGCTCGCGACAGCGATGTCGCTCTTCGCGTCGGTCTTCGTCGATTCGAGAAAGTTCACAGCGTCATCTCCAAGATTCAGGTGCCGAACTTGAGGGCCACGATCGGACCGGCCTTCGTGGTCGAGCCCACATCATGCACGACGATCGCGTTGCGAGTCGTCGCGAAGGTGAGGGTCTGGTCGTACTCGACGTACCGCTCGCTCGCGGTCTTGATCTGCACTGCACGCCGCTCGCCGTAGATCGCGGCCTGCGACAGGTCGCCGAACAGGCACGCCACGCTGCCGCTGCTGTCGTCGAGGCTGGAGTGCATCGAGTGAACCAGCGTGACTGGGTAGCCGAGGAACCGCTCGCCGAAGCCGGCGGCGACATCGCTGGACGAGTTGCCGCCAGGGCCAGCCGCCCCGCCCGGCAGCATCGCGAGCCGCAGCATCGCGGTGCCCCAGCCGGCGGGCGAGATGAAAAACCGAGCGTTGCGGCGAGCGTACAGCGGAAGCTTCGCGACCAGGGCCGTGAAGTTGCTCATCGTGAGCTCGCCGAACGTGTCCTCGCCGGTGCCCGAAGCCGTGGTCACGACCGACGCCGAATGGGCCGCCTTGAGGATCTTCGTGGTGATGCCCTCGAATCCGTGGTAGGTCGAGGTGCCGTCGCCGATGAAGCCCGCGTTGTCCACCGCCTCCGCGAACGCCTGAGCCGTTTCCAGGGCGATCAGGTCGGCGAGGTCGATGATAGAGTCTTCGAGCAGCGAGTTCGGGATGCGGTTCGCCACGCCCCAGATCTTCGCCGTGAGCTCGACGTTGTCGAAGCTCATGTCGCTCGCGAGCACCTCGGCATTCTCGCCGACGGCCCGCGCGGTCAGGCCACCGGTGCGGCGGGCGATCAGCAGCGTCTCGGCGGGCATGTTCACCCGGCGAGCAAACTGCGGGTAGACGCCGAACTCCTCGACCAGTCGCACGATTTCGTTGGACAGTTCCGGCGAGGTGAGGACACCGCCGAGCGAGTTGACGCCGCCCGCCTGGGCGCGGCTCTCGACGCCGTGATCGACGCACCACCGACGGGCCTCGGCGTCGCCGAACACGTAGCCTCGCAGATGCATGCCAGCGCGGTACGCCGACTCGGCACTGCGGAACGCCCGGAGCGGGCCGTGTGACACCGGCACGGCCGGGACAGTCTTCTTTTCCACGGGAGCCTCCTCAGCGGCAGCCTTCTCGATCGCCTTCGCGGGAGCACCGCGCTCGACCACGGCCCGCATCTCCAAGGTCTTCGCCTCGATCGCCCGCAGCAGTTCGATCTTCGCGCGGAGAGCGTCGGCACGCTCGGACAGCGAGCGGAGAGACGACTCCTCCTCCGCGTCCATCGCGGGGGCGTCGCCCTCGGCGGGAGCCTCGCTCATCGCCTCCATCTCGGCAACGACAGCGGCGAGTTCGTCGAGCAGTGCCTTGATCTTGTCCACGGCGTGACTCCTGGTCGGGATGCGGCGGCAATCAAGCCGCCTAGTCACACCCTACACGGTCAGGCCGGCATCCTTTCAGTTACTCTTCGGAGTAGTTACCTATTTAGGTATCACCATCCGGCGTCTGATGAACTCGACCGGCACGACGCTCTTGTCGTTGTGCCCGCATCGCGGGCACCGCAGATAGCGAGTCTGATACTCGCCGCGACATTGGCTGGCGTAGACGTTGAGTCGCGCGGCGTTGCACCGCGGACACGTGTCGCCTGATCTAGCGGCCATGCTGCCTCAGATACTCGCGGAGCTCTCGGGCACAGGCCGCCACCGCCATGCGGCGGTGAGCCTCGGCGTCACGCTGCCGAACGAACGCATCGTACGACCGCTGGGCAACCTTGACGTCGGCGTCCGGGTACGCCGGATACGTGACCGGCCCGACATCGAGGAGCGAGTCGATCCGCTGGATCGTCCGCACGCTGCGGCCGTCCTCGACGCTCCATGCGTCGCCATCCGCCGGCACGGTGAACGAGAATGACGAGCCCTTGACGATGCCCGCCCGGATGTTGCTCGCGATGTCGCGGCCGTAGGTAGTGTCCGGCACGGGGAACTCATACCGCAGCCCGACATCATCAACCGTGAGCGACAGCGTGCCGGGATACCGCGCGAGCGGGTAGTTGGCGTCGTGGTTCCACAGCGCCCGCGTCTCTAGCGGCCTCCGCCGGCCGCGACGCTCGGCCACAATCCCGAACGCACCAGGGTCGATCCGCTCGATGAAAGAGCCTTCGAGTTCGAGCGACAGCACGCCGAACTTCGCGGCGTAGCCCACGATGTACTCGCGCTCGGTGCCGTCTTCCTCGCTGCGGCTCTCGACCGCGAGCAGCGGCACGGCAGACTCGACCTCGTCAATCGCCAGGCTGCGACGCTCGATCTCCATCGTCGGTTCCTTTCTTTCGCTTTCGTCTGCGGCGTTCATCTGGC